TGACGCAATTACGGGTATTGCAGAGGATCCACTGGCTCAGATTGACCTTCAAGAGCAGCAGAAACTGGCTGCATTAGCCAAATATCAGGAGCTTGATAAGCAAAATACTCAGCTTTATGAAGATGCCAAAACTGCCATCCAGCAACAGGCGGCAAACCAGAGAATGGCTATTGCCGTTGATGAGCAACAAGTCTATCAACAGAATTTAAGCCAGTTACTTGGCGCTACGTCAGATTCGCTTAATGCAGTGGCTGGTGCGATAGGGCAGGCAGCTGGTAAGTCGAGCGCGGCATACCAAGCAATGTTTGCTGTCAGCAAAGGTTTTGCTGTAGCGCAGGCGGCTTTGAACATGCAAACCGCGATAGGTAACGCAATGGCTCTTCCATGGCCAGCAAATATACCTGCTATTGCTCAGGCGGTAGCGGCTGGCGGTCAGATAGCCAGTGCAATTAGCGGGATATCCTACAGCGGCGGGCGTCGCTACGGCGGCACTGTATCAGCAGGCAATGCATATCGTATTAATGAAAACGGCGAGTCGGAGATATTCCAGGCCGCTGGTGGACAGCAGGTGTTCATTCCAGATCGGTCTGGCAAAGTCATTCCTGCTGATAAGGCTGGAACTGGCAAGGGGATCACTATCATCAATAATGTTGAAAACTACTCCAGCGGCGCGATGGTTGACACCCAGGCGAGAACTGACGGTAGCGGTAATGTAACCATCCAGACGATCGTCACCGATATTGCTAATGGCGGCCAGATTAGTCAGGCCATCACCAATTACCACAATGCCCCGCGCCGGGCCCGAGGATAATATGGCAATACCTTATCCCGACTGGCTGCCGCTGGCGCAGCGGTCAGGCAAGAACCCAAAAACTGACACTGGTTTTCGGGTAGACAACCCGCAGGTTGGTGCGCCAATTTTCCAGAAACTGACCGATGACCTGAAAACCACGTTCTCGCTCACCTGGGTTTTCCTGCCGCACCAGCACCGGGCTTTCATGCAGTGGCTGCGCAGCCCGAATTACCTGGATAACTGCAACCAGTGGTTCACCATGCCGCTGGGAACGGGAACTGGTGACACGGGTATTGAGCTACAGGAACTGCATTTTCTGGCGTGGCCGCAGTGGTCGCAAAACGGTGCGGCGTTCACCTGGACTGGCGATGTTATCTGCAGGCGGCTCAGTAACGCCGATGATGAGTTTGACGACATCATCGTTGAGCTTCCGCCGCCGTGGGGGTCTGTGCTTGATGTGGTGGTGACCGGTTACCCTGACGGCAGGGATCCGGAGTCGATACCGAGGGTAAACTGATGCCAACATACAGAGAGTACAAGGCGAAGCGCCCTAACCGCATCATGTACGAGACAGTCGAGTTTTATCATCCTGCGTTCGGCTATGTGCGGCTGGTAGCCAACCAGGTATTTCCCAAGAACCTGGGCGGCGTGCAGTATGATCCGTGCCGCTTTGAGCTGACTGAGAGCCAGCGGAGCAATACACCGGTAATCGACAGCACGCTTAAATTCAGCCAGTTAACGCAGGACTTCAAGCAAAAGCTTAAGGCCTGGAGAGGGCTATCCCGCGCAACGCCAATTACCTGCACTATCCGCAGATTCGATGCCGCTAACATCAGTACAGCAGCCAATACCTGGACGCTCTATGTCAGCGACTGCAGCATGGACGGCACAGACGTTAACGTAAGCCTGTCGATGTCTAATCCCCTCAACAGAAACATCGGCCGCCCGTATGACCCGGCCGAATGGCCCGGACTAATCAACGGTTAAAACCATGGATAAAAATGATTTCATTAACGGGATGAATAACGTCCCGTGGGTTGATCGCGCCTGCACCATGGAGGCGTGTGACTGCTGGGGCCTGGTGGTGCTTTATTATCGTCATGTGCTGGGTATTGAGCTTCATCATCTGGCTGGCTATGAGCGATTTCCTGACCTGCTACAGCGATGAGGTGGTGTTCTGGAAGCGCTGCCCTATGCCAGCAGAAGACGGGATATTCATCGCTTACGTTGGCGACCGGCAGGAGCACGTTGGTTTGATCGTCAATGGCGCGGCGCTGCATAGCCGTGGGGATGGGGGCGGCGTCCGGCATGACCGCATTCGGGCAATAGAGAAACTTTTCACGCGGGTGGAGTATTTAACACATGCCGATTATTCAAATCCAGCACGTACCAGGCCAGCCTAAAGAGCGTGTTGAGCTCCCGACAGGGACTCTCTTTTACGACTGGCTGGTCAGCCGTGACTTCTTCAGCGATGTGCTAATCGTCGTTAACGGTGTCGAGCTGGGTGATGATGCAGAACTGGCGTTCCCGCTGACCGAAATGCACAGCATCCAGATCTACTCCCAGCCGAAAGGTGTTATTGGTAAGGTCCTCAGCCCGGCGTTTAAACTGGTACAGCAGGTGTTTGGCTTCCTGATGCCAAAGCAAAGTTTCAGCGCTGCAGACACCAATGCCAAAGAGTCACCGAATAATCGCCTGACCGGGCAGACTAATGTTGCCCGCACCTATCAGGCCCGGCCTGACGTTTACGGGTTACAACGAGCCTATCCGGACCTGATTCAGGAGTCGCTTTTTGAGTATATTAATGAGCAGAAATACGTCACTGAGTGGATGAATTTCGGCCTCGGGCACTACACGATTGAGGACGTCCGTTACTCTGAATCCTCGCTTGGCTCTCTGGCTGGCGCGAGTTATGAAATATTCCAGCCAGGGCAGGTGATCCCTGTTATCTATGAAGGGTTTGCTTTTGATGATGTTGATGGTCAGGAACTACCCGGCCCTAATGAGAACGCAGGCACGCCATACCAGACGGCAACCGCCACCACAGTGGTGTCAGGGAATTACGCGGGTGGCGAAATTGGGGTCCAGATCCGCAAACAGGCGGAGTTCGATTATTTCTACAACCTGCAGCGGCCACACCCTGTTTCGTTCGTTATCAATGTCACTTACGCCACTGCGCTTGGGCCAGTAACACGTGACGTCACGATAAATGCAGACCTCTTTCTGGCGCAGATAACATCTGATGGGGCCGTGGTTAACCCGAAGCAGTACTACACATTTTATTTCAATAATCTGTCCGGATCCGATGCAAGCATTATCCCTCAATCAGCGACATTCAATACGACCAAATTTATCCTCAACGATAACCGGGTTGTTGTCGTCGGCCCGGTTTATGCGCCGCTGCCTGGAGATGAGTTGTGGGTGCACCTTAAGGCTCAACTAGGCGAGGGGGAAGGAGGGTCAGTTGTTATTGAGATCTGGCAGATTGATGATGAGAATAACGAGATACCAGGCACGTCAGAGACGCTATATGGTGGGTTTGGGGCAGCCCCCAAAACAGATACCTATTACCTGACGCAGAAAGTTATTCCTGCAGCAGGTTACGGGCGCTATGCCCTTTCTTTTTATCGTCCTGATAACAGTAACGACCAGAGTGTTTTAACAGTCGATGCTGTTCACTCAGTGCGCATACGTGAAAACGAGGTGCACCCGGACGATACGCTTGTCAGGGTGACGGTTCGGGCCACGGAGCAGGCCACGAGCCTGCGGGAGCGGAAATATAACGCCCTCATTACCCGCCACACTATCAGCTACGATATGGCGACAGGGCAGGTTGATTACGTGCTGCGGCCATCCCGGTCATTTGCTGATGCCGTGGCGCACACCTGGTTAATTATGGGTGAGCAGCCGGTAACAACGATCGACCTTTATGAGCTCTACCGTATAGCCAACAGCATATCTCCCGTTGAGCTGGGTTACTTCGATTACACCTTCGATGATGAGGACGTTTCTCTCGGTGCGCGCATAGAAATGATCTGCAATGCCGCCCGGGTGATTGCGTACTGGGATCAGGGTGTGCTGACGTTCAGCAGGGATGAAAGGCGCGGCACGCAGGCGGCCGTCTTTAACCGCGCCAACATGGTGGCGGAAGAGTTCCGGCTGACCTACGACATGCGCATGCCTGGTCAATATGACGGCGTCGAGGTCGAGTATGTTAACCCGGACACGAACAAGAAAGCGTACGTTCGCTATCGCGTAACTGACGCTGGCATACTTGAGCAGGCGGCTCAGACGCCACTCAAAATCTCGCTGAAGGGTTGCCGTAACACTCTGCAGGCGCGGGACAGGGCCAGAATGGAGACGCTACGCCTTTTCTATTCCCGCATCCGGATGGCCTGCCGGGTGCTGGCTGATGGAGAATATGTTTCACCTGGCGATCTGATCGTCGTGGCTGATACCTTTGATACCAACCAGCAGGCCGGGTATATCGTCGCACGTACAGGCAATGATTTTGAGACCAGCGAGCGGATCAACTGGGCCGGTGAAATGTGGGTGCTGGTCAGCGATTACCTGGGTAACCCTACTGCTCGCTACCGGGCTTCCCGGCGGCCGGACACAGACTTTGGCTTTACTGCGGCGATCCCTCCAGTCCAGCTAAATATTTACGACGGTTACAACGTTCAGTCGCCTTCACGCTATGTGATTGCCACCACTGAGGAGCTGGACGGCACACAATGGACGGTCACAGAGAAGAAGCCGAACTCAGACGGGACCACGTCTCTTACCCTCGCCGAATACAGCGACCTGATTTACTCGTAAAGAATATACTGCAACCAGACCCGGCCATTGCGCCGGGTTTTTTTATGGAAAAATTATGGCTACCATACCGACACAGAATGCTGTTCCGAGCCAGTCTCCATTCGATTTTAAATTTAACATAGGTAAAATTGACGAGTTCGTCACCTCGCAGGGCTGGACCTATACCGATCGGTTTGGTCAGAAGCATTACACAATCGAAGGCATTAACTACCTGTCACAGCAGGCGATGGCGGCTTATGGGTACGTCATTCTGACCGGCAAAACGTTCACCACCGGCGCAACACTCACTAACCCGAATGAGGTGCTGCTGAACACTGCCGATGGTGAATATTACAAATGGACTGGTTCGTTCGCATCAGGTCCGAAAACTGTCCCGCAAAATTCCACCCCGGCGAGTACCGGCGGAACTGGACCGGGTGCATGGATCGGTGTCGGTGATGCCTCACTGCGCAGCGCCCTGGCCATGCCTGACGGCTCAAAAATGGTGTATCACGGAACGAAACCCGTTTCGGATTACCTCCCGTTCCTGACGTCTCAGTACAACATAAGCGCCTCAAACTCTCCGCAGGTGAATGCCCGGAACCTGAACCGCATGATTAACGAAGGGCTGGCTGCCGGGAAAACGTGGATCGACGTTGATGTGTTTGCAACTGTCGACGATATCACCGTGCCGGTACGTAAAAAAACAGAGATGTTCTTCCGTAATGCAGGCGGCGAGCTTACCGGGCTTTACCGGCGCGCCGCCATTCCTGCCGGTGCGCCATCGAATGTGCGCGTGACTGATGGTCTGGCACCCGGTGGGATGTATGCATTTTACGCGGCAGATAAACTTAAGGTCGTCAGTATGGGTGACAGTATAGCGATGCCTGGTCCGGATGCGCTGTCGTCCAGCGACGCGATGGCTTCCATTATCGCGCAGCAGATCACTCTGCAGAATCGTGGGCGCTCAGTAAACTTCGTCAACATGGCGATCGGCGGCCAGACCTGGATCAATGCTGCAGGCAAACCCACAGCCTTTCCGGCATGGTACCAGGACACGTCCAAAACCTGGCTGGAATATGTGAAGGCTGAAAGCCCGGACCTGCTGATCCTCGCGTTCGGTATGAACGATGCCAACGGGTTTAATGCAACCGCCATGCACCTGACAATCAAAGAGATCAAGTCGTGGACTAAGGTGCCGTCGCTTCTGTTCGTTACCACGCCGGTACCGTCAATGGCCACGACAATTAACGACAACTATTACAAAACCGTTTTCCAGGAAGGCCGCGATCAGGTTGCGGGCTATGTGCGCAGCTATGCCGGCCATTACGGGCATTCGCTCCTGGACATGAACCGCCAGTTCTGTCTGATCCGGGATGGCAGGGACTATGTGGGCGTTCCCCTGCACCGGGCCGGGGTTTATAACCAGTCGTATATCCACGACACCACCCTGATTGCGCGTGACTTCACCCTGAAAGGTGACGTGGCTTCATGGCCGGTGGGTAAGGTGTTATCCGTTAAGGTGGGTTCGGGAGAGCTGGATCTGGTTTATATCACCAACACCGGCGGGAAATATCGCGTGGATGCGTTTTGTACTGGTGATAAGCCGCTGTCCGGACCGATTGCTCCCTACGTCAATCTGACCACAGAAATCCCTGTTGCAACAGGGCAGACGCTGGACATCAGCGTACAGAACAATACGTTCACGCTTTTTGCGGGCATAACCCAGGTTGTTACCTTCCCGATAATTCGTACGGGCGGAGAGCTCGCCGTCGTGGCGGAATGGCAGGGCGAACCGGGAGCCGGTCCGTTTGTATCGCTGACGGTGCAGGTAGGTAACTGGCTGCAGTGTCAGTACACAGCGCGCGACTCTGATATCTGGGGGGCTGACGACGGTACCGCCGACATGAAACTGCCGGGCGGCGGGAACGGTATCAACCATTACAGCTCGAACGGCCTGAACCTCATTGTCCGTCCAGTGGTGGAGGCGTTCGATTTCCGTCGACGGGTCGCCGAAAAAATAGTGAATTTAACCCAGCTGCTGGCGGGAACCACTATTTATGCCGGGCCGCTCAACGCTTATCGCCGCGGTACCGAAATTGCGCTGAGCGGCAGCGTTAAGCGAGCGGGGGCCGGTGATTTAATCCAGCTGCCGGCAGGCTGCCGCCCCGGTGCGCAGCGTATTGTTTCGGTTCCGGTGCTGGGCTCTGGCGGATGGGCTGCTGGCGTACTGAATATCAGTGACACTGGCGTCGTTACCCTGGCTTCGGGTGACGGATCGGTGATGATATCTCTGGATGGGGTGAAGTTCGCAGTTTAGCAGTTCAGAAAATCAATAGGCCGCACCGTATTGCATTAGGCATTGCCTCCTAACTGCTGACATACTTTGGCGATCAGCTTGGTAATACGAGATTTAAGTGTTGACTTTTGATACCTGATTCGAAGTAGTATGATTACTCAGTTAGGTTCTAAGATGTAAGAATGAAGGTTATCCCAAGCTAATCAGCACGGTGAAAAAGCAAAAAAATATTTGCTGTTGTTAAACATTGGATGATAATCATAGCATTCTATTGGTCAATATTTATACACTCGAGGAAGTGATCATGAAGTTACCACTCGCATGCGCACAATGCATGCAAGAAGATATTATGAATGCAATGACCGGCACTATAGTTGGATTTAACGATGATGGACGATATGAGGTTACATGCCAAAAAGGGCATTCTTCAATTACTATTTTACAACAGCAAAAATATGAAATACTTTTTGAAATTGGTGCTTACGCAATCATTGATGGTTACTATCGAGAAGCGGTTTCTTCATTCTCTTCTGCTCTAGAGAGATATTATGAATTCTTTATAAAAGTAATATGTATTTCCAAAGGGGTTGATATGGAAAAATCCCTTGAGGCATGGAAGGAGGTATCCAAACAATCCGAAAGGCAACTTGGAGCATTTATATTTATTCATCTTTTGGAAACTGGCAGCAAACCTACTTTGCTAAAAAGTAAACTGATAAACTTTCGTAATGAAGTGATTCACAAAGGGAAAATACCCAGTAGAGATGAGGCCGTTGAGTATGGACAGGCAGTTCTTGATGTAATCCAGCCTCTAATTAAAAAGCTTAGAGAAAACCATAGCAAGGCAATAGCCACCGCCATTGCCCATCATGTATTCAGTACAAGACATCCCTATGATGATGCTTTAGCAGTTTCAACAACATACCTCACAACAATTCTAAGCCTCTCTTATGGGGAATCAACTAATAGCGAGGTCAATCTAAATGAAGCCATTTCAAAGCTAAGGCGTTGGTAAAATTATAATATTATAGATTAGCTTAACAATAGGAAAGAGGGATATGGTATTTTGCCGGGCAGGGGATCCAGCAGGCTTGGCAGATGAAGCGCGAAATGCTCTCACCACGCTATACCACGCGGTGGTCAGATCTGCCGATTGTGCGGGCTAAATGAACAAGTGCTAAACAATCCATTATGCTAGCCTGATAGCTTCTTTAGGCCCTATATAGGCAGGGCCAACGGCAGCTATGAGCGAGGTGCGGAAGTTGGCAGTTGTTCTAACAACCGATGAAGGCATTACTTAAATTCCGATGCCTTAATCAACGGGGAGCAGGTCATAAGTTTTCTCTCAGGATAAGGTTTGCCAACGAATGCAGGGAAAGAGCATATATCAGATACTAAAGAACTCAATTGCTTCTGTAATGTTATTCATCATCTGCGTATCGCCGCTTGTCACTGCCTGATGCAAAAGGCCAGAAAGTATCGCATTACGTGTGTTAGCCGGTATGACGCAGGGGCTGAGTATTCCACGCGACTGCGGATATCCATCCCAGTGAACGCCGAGTTCTTTAGAGCCGCCGTTGTATTCGTGCTTATGGTCATAGTGACCATATATTAATACCATCCCATCGTCTTCATGGAATGATTTAACATTTTTCCAATACGAAATCATGTTCATTTTATTTCCTCTAGTTGCAATGAGTTAAGTTAGGCTGCCATACCATGACTGATATTGATTTTTATATTCTTGATGGCAGACCAATACATATTCTCGAAGCTATTGTCTATTAATTCAATTATAATAACTTCGACATTAAATGCTTCAAGCAACCCTTTTTTCTCATCGCTAATATCATGAGTGTAAAAATATATTTTGTTATTTATTGTTGCCTCAGATGAAAAACGAGCGCGTTTGTTTAGCAACCACCAGATGTCAGTTTCGCTGTAGTCTAATGAAAAACCGAGAATGTGGACATTGCTTGAGAAAAAGAGATCAACCCAGGAGGTGTAGCAAAACGAAGAGTCACTAATTTTATCTAGCATGGACTTAACAGTAACGTCAGCACCATTAATCTTATGTGAGTACTTACCTTTAACATATGCATCGATTTTGCTCACTGAACCACAGTAATGATCCAACCCAAGCATGATGGATCTAGGATTATCTATTTCACCGTGTATATTCCAGAGAAACTTTGTATCATTCTCTGACTCGTACATTCTCTTCCTTCGCAGGCTGTAGATATCCTCAGAACTGAGTTTAACTGGTGAAATGTTAAGCGCCTTTTCGAGGGCGTAGTCGTAATTAGTAGTAATATAATGCTCAAGGGGTAATGATGCTAACGCCTTAAGAACCTCATTTGGTCCCTGCTCGCGCAGTCCGTTAGCTATAACATTTTTTATTTCAAACTCATCATTTTTTTCGCTTGTATCTGGTGCATGTTTTTCCAGAAATATTCGTTCATACACCATAGTGTTGGGCAGTTGCCCACTCTCGAATTTGTTGATACCTTTTATATTATCTAACAAATCACTCCAAGTGACATTATTTTCAGAAAGTCTGTTTATTCCATTACCAAAAAAAATAGTGTTTTCCATATGTGCCAT